CGATCTAAACATCGATGGTGGAGATCTAACCACTAACCAAACCACATTTAACTTACTAGAAACTAACGCTACTACCGTCAATGCATTCGGTACTGCTACTGCGATTGACGTTGGTGCTACTACTGGTACGTTTACTCTAAACAACCCAACTTTAGTTGGTACACAGACAACACAGAATGTATTCAACTCTACCGCTACAACGGTAAACGCATTTGGTGCTGCTTCTGCATTAAACATCGGTGCAGCTGGTGGAACAACTACACTAAGTTCTGGTACTTTAGTTGGTACTGAAACTACTCAAAATGTATTCAATACAACTGCTACAACAGTTAATGCATTCGGTGCAGCAACTACACTAAACATTGGTAATCAAGGTACTGAAGTTGATTTTGGTGATCTAAGAATTCTTGGGTCAACCATCTATAGTGATAACTCTAACGCTCAAACGATTACTATTGACCCATTCCCAGCAGGTGGTGATGCTGGTGGTAATGTTGTTGTTCGTGGTAACTTGCAAGTCGCTGGTACTACAACAACGGTCAACTCAACTCAGATGACCATTAATGATCCTGTCTTCACTTTGGGAGATAGTGTTAGTGAGAAAACTGTTAAAACTGCAGCAAACAGTGGTCAAGCAAATGTTGTTCTTGACAGTGTAGATGGTCTAAATACGGGTGATGTTGTTTCTGGACATTCATCTGTTCCAAATGGAACTACTATTAGTTCTATCAACACTGGAACTAAGACCGTTACTCTTAGTGCAAACCTAACTGGTAGTATTGTAGCAAGTGCAAATGAAGCAATTGTCGCACTAACATTTACTCAAGGTGCTGACGATAACCAAGACCGTGGTATTGAATTTAAGTATTTCAATAGTGGTCTTAAGACAGGTTTCTTTGGATACGATGAGTCTGGAACTTCAGAAGGTGGTTCCACAACTTACTACTTTACATACATCCCAGATGCAACAAATACCCAACAGGTATTCTCTGGTACAGTAGGTAAAGCATATTTTGATACTGTAAAATTAGAAATTGGTAACACTAGTGGTGTTCCATTCTTTGATCAGTATAAGAGACTAACCACAACTGCTACACCAGGTTCTGCTGATATTACTACATCAGATAAAATTCTGACTACCAATGGTGCAACTGGTGTTCCTGTTTGGACTACTACTTTGGACGGTGGTACATACTGATAAATAATTAAAATTATGAGGTAATTATGTCTCCTGAAGAAGCGAACAATTTAATGCAAGTAATGAGTAATAAAATTAATCAATTAACACAGCAGAACATAATTCTTGAATCCCGTGTGATGACATTATCCGCCGCGTTGGAAAGTATGAAACAAGATGAATCCGATGATGGTGGAAATTATGATGAGACCCCACCAGTAAAGCAAAATAATGGCAAAACCAAGCAGCAGGACTGAACTAAAGGAGTACTCTCTCCGTAAATTAGGTAAACCAGTTATTGAAATAAACGTCGATGATGATCAAATAGAAGATCTTATCGACGATACTATTCAACTTTTTAATGAAAGGGTTTATGATGGAGTTGAGCGTGTATACTTAAAGTATAAAATTACTCAAGATGATATTGATACTGGTAAAAAGAGAAATAGTGACACTACACAAAAAGATCAAAACTCCGGTGATAATCCATCTGTGACATCTGGTTCTTTTGTTGTTGGAAGTAGTTATAAAATTACTAGTATAGGTACTACTGATTTTACTGGTATTGGTGCATCCGCAAATACTATAGGTGTAACCTTTACTGCTACAGGAGTTGGCACTGGTACTGGTACTGCTGATAAATGTAGAACTTTAAATTTTGAGGAAGGTAGAGGGTATTTGACAGTACCGGATCATGTTATTGGTATTCAAGGTGTCTTACCAATTTCCAACACATATGTTTCTAATATGTTTGGATTTAGATATCAATTTTTCTTAAACGATTTTTATAATTTTAGCTCATATGACATCTTAACTCTAGAGATGACTATGCAGCATATCCAAACATTAGAATTTTTACTTGAAGGTCAAAGACCAATTAGATATAATAAAGTACAAAATAGATTATACTTGGATATTGATTGGAGTAGAATTTATCCAAATGAATATATTGTAATTGATTGTTATAGGGCATTAGATCCAGTAACTTTTACTAAACTCTATAATGAAAGATTTGTGAAAGAATATTTGACATCTTTGATTAAAAAACAATGGGGTCAAAATTTAATTAAATTTAGTGGTATTAAAATGCCAGGTGGAGTTGAATTTAATGGAAGACAACTCTATGATGATGCGCTTGCTGAACTAGAAAAACTAGAAGGTAAAATGTTGAGTACATACGAACTTCCACCTCTTGACTTTGTAGGATGATATGGCAAAAAATGTTTATTTCTCTGGTGGAACCAGATCAGAACAAAGACTCTACGAAGACCTAATTATAGAATCTTTGCAGATTTATGGTCATGACGTTTATTATCTACCGAGAGAAATTGTAAACGAGGATGACCTCTTCACAGAAGACGTTCTTTCCAAATTTGACGAAAATTATATGATCGAGATGTACATCTCTAATTATGAAGGATTTGAGGGAGATGGATCTCTACTAACAAAATTTGGTGTAAGAATTGCTGACGAAGCAACATTTATAATCGCAAAGAGAAGATGGGAAGATTTAATTTCATCTTCAAATAATTTGGTATCTACTTTCAGACCCAATGAAGGTGATGCAATTTATTTACCACTCACAGATCAATTATTCCAAATTAAATTTGTAGAACACGAAAAACCATTCAGACAATTAGATGGAATTCAGACCTATGGTCTAGTTGCTGAATTGATGGAATTCTCTAATGAGAGATTGGAGACTGGTATTGCCGAGATTGATAATCTCGCAAGAATTACTGGTTATACCACAACATTCAAAATTACAGATGGTATCAAAGATTTTATTGTTACATCTGGTGGCACTGGATATGGATCTGGAACTACAGTAACAATAGGTGGAACTGGTAGTGGGGCATCTGCTACTGCAAGTATTACAAGTGGTGTAGTAACTTCTGTAAATCTCACAGAACCAGGATTGGGATATGCAACAGCACCCCCAGTTAGTATAGTTGGAAACGGAAATGGTGCTGGAGTTACTGCTTTAATTGCATCAAAGGGCAATTTTAAAACAGGTGAGACTGTTAGATCTCAAGTAAATACTGCCACAGCTATTGCAACTAGAACATTAGATCTAGTTTCATCAATAAGTCTAACTAATAATGGATCAAAATATATTTCTGTTCCTACTGTAACTATTAGTGGTGGAGGTGGAAGTGGAGCTACAGCAACAGCAACTTTAAATTCTGTTGGACAAGTTTCTGGTATTGTATTAACAGATACAGGTTCTGGATATACTTCAGATCCAACTGTAACAATACAAGCATCACCAGATGAGGCAACTGCTAAGGTGGTTAGATTTGATACTACAAATAAAGAATTGGAAGTAACTGATATTGTTGGTAAATTTACTGACAATGACACATTACTAGGTTTAACTAGTGGAGCTGAATGGACGATAAATACGTTTAGTTCGATTGAGAATGAAAACGATCCTGAAGCAGAGAATGACTTCTTTGAATCTGAAGGTGACAATATTATAGATTGGACGGAAGGCAATCCTTTCGGAGAATATGGTAATCAAGGAGTCTTTTAATGTTAGGAACACATTTTTATCACGAAATTATACGTAAAACAATTGTTGGATTTGGAACTCTGTTTAATAACATTGAACTGAGAAGAACTGATAACGCTGGTAATGTTGTCCAGTCTCAGAAAATTCCACTTTCATATGGACCAAGAGAAAAGTTTTTAGCAAGAATTGATGCTGAACCACAACTAGATGGTCGTTCAGAAACTCAGATTACTTTGCCTAGAATTGCATTTGAGATGCAAGGTATTACATATGATCCATCTAGAAAATTAGGTCCAATACAAATTTGTACTTCTCCTAAAACTGATACTACAGACGCAGTATATAAACAGTACTCTCCAGTTCCATATAACTTAGATTTTGAATTAAATATTATTAGTAAAAACAATAATGATTCTGTTCAAATTTTAGAACAAATTTTGCCTTATTTTCAACCTATGTTTAATATTAGTATTAAACTAGTAGAGTTGACGAAAGAAACTAAGGACATACCAATTATCTTAAATAGTGTGAATATGCAAGATGATTATGAAGGTGACTTTAGAACAAGAAGGTCACTAATTCATACACTTACATTTACTGCTAAAACTTATCTATACGGTCCTGTTGCAACTTCTGATATTATCAGAACTGTTAACGT